GTTTATGGGAGCCAAGTCCAAACGAGATCAGTCTGTCGTTTTGAGTCAACTGCAGCAATGGATTTTGAGTTTGCCCAGTTATATCAAGGGTTTGTTTGTAAAATTAAGCTGCGAAAGTTGAGTTTCGTTATAATGTCTTCCGTTGTAGAAAATGTGTATCCGCTCCAATTGTATGGCGAATAGTAGTCGGTATAAAGATAGTTGCCATCAATATATTCGATTCGTGCTAAAACCTCTGCAACTGGGAGCAATTCATTGATGGAGTTCGGTCGGAACGGTACTTTAATCATGATAAAATCCCCGACCGAAAACCCTGTGGCATCCGCTACTCCCCACTTGCCGAGGTAGTTAAACGCCTTTCTCAAATTTAAACTAATTATATCCTCTTTATTTAATACTGTTTCGTAACTTGTTATATTGGTTGTAGTTGAAGTGGTTGTGCCATGCACATTAAAGACCCCATACCATGAAGCGCGATTATTTTGCGGGTTGATGACAAGATTGTTCACGTTGTCAAAAAGAATGGTTGCTCCATTCCCGTCTATTTCAACACCGGAAGGGACCTGTAAAATATTCGTAATTCTGTATGAACGTTTTTGAAATACCACTTTACGAATCCCATTGTTTCCGGCATAGTCTAAAGCATTTTGTATCGCTTTATAATCGTCTGTTATTCCATCACCAACTGCTCCAAATTCTTCTACACTAACAAACGTGTTCTTTAAAATGCTAATTTTATTCGCAAATTGTGTTTCTTTTGTATCCAACCTTTCCTTCAAAGTGGCAAAAACATTTCCTTCCGCATCCACCCTCGCCTGCGCCGCCTCAACCGAACTGTCTCCTTCGATAACAATTTGATTTAATTGTTCTTGAACATTATTTGCCGTTTGAACAGCTTGATCAGCAATGTTTTCCGCATTTGAAGCTATATTTTCAGCGTTTTGCGATCTGCTTAACGCTTCATTCGCATTATCAATCGCCATGTTTACCTTCGGATAAGCAGTTCTCAGCGTATCCGTCCCAAGCAATTTAGGTGCATCAGCCATACTGCAACACCTCTCAGATATATTTGAAGTTAAAATCAAAAGCGGCCTTTAAATTTCTATTTCCTCCAGCACCAATAACGATGTTATTTTCACCGGGCAAAAGAGTGATAAACTCTCCGTTTAAAACGGAAAAATTCTCAACCCCATCTACTTTCACAGTGTAGTTTTTCCCGTTTATCTCAATTGGTTTTCTCACGTCATTAATAAAAAATATTTCCTCTGTCCTTGTGTTCCAAAAAGTGATATAGTCCGCTTCTCCCGTGATTAAAATAGTTGGACGAACGGCCACCGTTCCGTCATTGATGACATCACAAACAACAGATTGTGTCGGTGTTGGATTAATATCAAATTCGTATTGTGCGCCGAGTGTGATGTCGGACAGGACTGGAATATCCGAGTCCAGGATGATGTTTGTTGAAGTGTATAGAAAGTAAGCGTGTGGGTCTGCTGCCATCAGCGGCAAATTAAAACGCCCCATGGATACGAGTCTCTCCAAGGGGAGTTGACCGTAATATCTCGCCAAGAAATATCGATCGGGTGAATAATTAAAAACCAACTTTACGGTTTTTGGACTGCCATATTCATCAATTAACAATTTCTTAAACCGATCAGCGTCCCTGCGCAATTCGGCATAATCGCTTCTTGGAGCGAACCCCAACGGTATACTAAAATATCTCGGACCCAACGTCGCGCCCATATCTCGGACACCGTGGGCCCCGGGAATTGTTAAAAAATTGTCCCTTGTTTCTGGCAAAATTGGATTTTCATGTCCTTCGAGCACATAAAGTCCGAATTCGCTCAAATCATTGCCGTCGATGGTTATCTTAACGGACATACCCAGCCGCCCTCCTGGCAGTAACCTTTAGGTTATGCAATTCTCTGGCGATTTTTTTGATGTCCGTTTCATCACGGACATACATGTTTTGAATCACAATTGCTGGTTCTTGTTCTGGTTCACTCAATCTATTTAAATTGTTTACGATGAAATTCGCTTCTCCAGATGGTCTTGCACCCTCTGCATACGCCGGTATCCTCTTCAATGCCTCCAAAATTCTCTTCGTTTCGCCGTGCGTAAATACTTGCGTCCCCCTGGGCAAATCATAAATCCCAAAATCAAGCAATGCCCACTTGTTTCGGAAACGGGCCAATTCCGGGCCTTCTTCACCGACAAGAGCCAACCCGCCCTTGTGGTAGTCCGTTCCTTCAGCGTATGGCGAAATAGCTCGCGGCCCGCTCGGAATGTGAACCCATACTGGTTTGTTTACGGGCCGAGAATATTCTTTGTCGATTTCGCTTGCGCTAGGCGACGTTCTAATTTTGACATCTTTATAGATAGTTTTCCCAGCCAAGCTGTTGATCGTCCGCAATTCGCTTTGCGCCGTTTTTAACCTGCCGATCTGTGCGTCGATTTTTCGAACTTGCTCTTGGTATTCTCCTGTATTCAGCTTTCCTTGTCTGTGAAGTTCTGAAAGCTTTTCTTTCTGTTGTTCGAGTCTGGCGATTTCTGAATTCAATTTTTCCAGTCCCTTGCCGCGTTCGGCGTTCAAGCCGACCTGGGCCAACACGATTGCTTCATACCGCCATTTGGCTTCATCCAGTTTTTTGAGTTCTTCGGCGATTTGATCACGGTTTTTGTAGCGCAAATCAAGCTGACCGATGAGCGTATTCAGAATTTCTTCTTCCCTTTGTTTTTTGCTCATCAAGGATTCCAATTCGCGCTGTGCGTGGTCAATTTTGGCTTGATGTTGGACAAGCTCGTGGCCATCGAGATTGTTTTTTTCGCTTTGCAGCCGGTTGATTTCTGCTTGTTTCGCTTGAATCTGCGCATTCAAATCAATGATATTTTGTTTGGTTTCTTGTATTTTTGCTTCTCTACTGTTGATTTCCTCGATGATTCTCCTCTGATCGCGGAGAAGCTCGTTTTCTCTTTCGATGACTTTTTGCATTGCTTTTTCGGCGTCGAGCTTCAAGCTTTTGAGCTTCTCTTCGTTTACCTTCTTTAGCTCGTTAGCGTTCAACGCAAACGCTCTACCTTGGTTAGAAATGGCCTTTTCCGTAGTCGGCGCCTGTTCAATGATTTTGTCATTCAGCCCGATGAATTCTTGCATTTCCTCGTTGGTCAAGCCGGACTTTTTCAGCAGTTCATTTTGTTCGTCTTGCAATTCCTTGATTTTCTCCGGCAAAGTAGTTTGCTCCATCTCGGACTGTATGTCCAAAAAACGGAGCATTTCATCGTTGGATAAGCGGTTTTTGGTCCGCAATTCTTCATATCTTGCAATTATTTCATCCGTTTTTTGGATTTGCTTTTGCCGAGCCTCTAACTCTTCAAATGTCTTTTCGATATTGTCGTTCATTGCTTTGGATAAAGCGGCTATTCCCATTCCCAATGCCCCGACACCGACAACCGCAAGTCCGACGGGCCCAGCCATTCCAAGCCCTGCAATCCGGGAAAGCAACCCGGTTCCCGTCGATGTTTTTCCAAGCATTTCAGCCAGACTGCTGCCAACTTTGATGACACCGCCAATTCCTTTCGTAAGCGTACCAATAGCTAAGCTTGCCGGTCCGAGCGCGGCGGCAAATCCTACCCATTTCAAAATTTGCTTTTGGGTGCTCTTATCGAGTTCTCCAAATTTGTTAACAAGATCTGTTCCGTCCTTAATCAGATCTGTCAAAGCCGGCAAGACATTTTCAGAAACTGTGATTGCAGCAGATTCCAGGGCCCCTTTGAACTCCTCAACGGCCCCAGCGGCATTGTCCATCATAATTTTGGCCGCCTCTTTGGATGCGCCACTTGAATTTCTGAGCGCCTTCGTAAAATCGTTGAACTCTCCGGTTCCCGCATCGATCAGAGCAAGCATACCGGAGACGGCTTCCGTCCCGAAGATGGTCGCCAACGTTGCCGATTTTTGGGCATCACTCATCCCTTTGAGGCCTTTTTCAAATTGCGGAAGGATTTGCGACAAGTCCAGGAAATTGTCATTTGCATCTTTGACTTTGACACCCAACTTTTCTAAGGCTGCCGCGCCTTCGTCAGTCGGTTTGGCCAAACGGAGCAATGCCATCCGTAACGTTGTACCAGCTTGTTCACCGGCCAATCCGGCGTTCACCATGATTCCGGTTGCCGCTGCTAATTCTTCGATGCTGATGCCCAAAGTATTTGCCACTGGCGCGGCGTATTTGAACGCATATCCCATGTCCATGATGTTGGCGGCCGACTTGTTTGCGGTCATGGCCAATATGTCCGCGACTCTCGTTGCTTCGGACGCTTCCATTCGGAAAGAATTCAGGGCCGCCGCGATGATTTCGGAGGTGGTCGCAAGATCAGATCCGGATGCTTCGGCCGCTGCAATCACTCCGGGCATGGCTGCGATAACTTCATTTGCTTCAAACCCCAAAGCGGCCATTTGTTCAAAGCCGGCGGCAACTTCGCTCGCGGACTTCGTGGTTGTCACCCCGAGTTTCAAGGCAGTTTCCCGCATTTTTTGGAATTCTTCTTCCGTCGCGCCGGCTATAGCCCGCACCCGGCTCATTCCTTGTTCAAAATCCATTGCAGTTTTGATTGCCGCGGTTCCAAGACCAACGATGGGGGCTGTGACTTTCATGGAATATGATTTTCCGAATTCAGAAAGCCTTTCGCCCACTGATTGCATTCTTGACGCGGCATTGGACATGTTTTTGCTTAATCGGTTCCAAGGGTTGTTTTGCGCCTCGAGCGCTTTCGTCTGTTCTTCTATCGCTTGCGTAACCCGTTTCAATTGAACTTCGGTTTCGTTCATTTGTGCTTTGGCATAGTTATACTGCCGCGCCAGGGCCTGAGCCTCTTTCGAATCCTCGCCCTTCGCCTTTACGGCTTCCTGGTAGCGTTTATTTAATTCCTTGAGTCTCTCCTGATGGGTTTTGAGTTGCCGGGTTAATATGTCTTGCTGTTCTTTCAAACCCTTCAGGCTGTTCATGTATTCTTTTCCTTGCGAAGTCACGACCTTCATTTCGGAACGCAAGCCCCGCAAATCTTGTTTGAAACGTTCCAATGAGCTGAGCGTTCCGCCATCTTCCCAAGCAAGCCGTGTTCGCAAGTTTCCCACGTCACGGACCGGCATGTTCTCACCTGCCCTTACCAGATGTCTGACAGGTAGACATCTTTTTCTTTTGGTTGTTCATCAATGGTCTCCAACAATTCAAAAAAGAAGTGGACATCCAGCTGATCGATTTCAGCCAGTGTCCACTTCCGCGCATTCGGATTTTTCGGGAACATCAGTTCCCGGTAAAAATGTTTAAGGGAAGTGTACTCCTCTTGAAAAGAAGTCACTCCTCCTTTTGTTCGTTTCCCTCTCCATCCTCTTTTTCTTTTTTCTTTCCTGGTTTCACGCCATAAATAGCTTCAGCGAGCTTTTCATACACATACTCTTCATCTGCGCCTTTATATAAGTCTTCAAGGGAGAATTGCCCACCAAAGACGATGTCGCTCAATATTGAAAATAAAGCATCGTTTTCTTCTAGTATCTCCTGTGCCGAAGGAGTATGTTCTCGTTTTTCGATTTTCGCTTGGATCTCTAAATATTTACGCTTGGCCAACATCGGCACATAAGGTGTCGTGAATATTTTCTTCTTACCGTCGATATACAGTTCAATTTGCATTGTTTTTTCCCCTTTCAAGGGAAATTTCTTTTAACACGGGTATATCGTTGTCACCTTTTTTGTAATGTTGGATTTTGAATTCCATTTTCCCCGGACTTGTACCTGTTTTTGTTTCCCATTCGAATTGGATTTTAACTTTGGCGTTTACTTTTTCGCCCAGATGGTAGACAACAGGAACGCTATCCTTGTCATCCAGTTCGATTACTAACAGCTTTTTTGCTTCTGCCACGTCGCGACACTCTCCTTATTCGTATTATTGATAAGCAAAAAAGCGCCGATGATTGATTAGATCGTCGGCGCCCAGTTTTTGTCAATAACCTCATTGAACCATTCGTCAAAAATAGACTTGTCAGTGATCGTCGGATCTTCGCTCCATGCTTTGAATTTTTCCTCGCCATCATGCAATCGGGGCAAGGCTTCTCCCGTCAGTTGCGGCGTTTGGAAAGTCGGTGTTTCTTGTTTGGTTTCCATGTTTTGCTCTGCCGGGGCGAATTGGACCCGATAAATCCAGAAATAGTCATATCCGCCCCGCGCATTGGCTGCCCTACCACCAATTGCGATGTAAGGCGGCCTGTCATTAACATTGTCGCTAATACCGCCGTTGGGATGAATGGTTTTCCCTAGAATCTCGGCTTCAACTTCTTTTTCCAGATACGCCGTATTTAATGTGACAGTAATTGCCCCTTTTGCGGCTTCCGTGAACAAAACTTGATCATCCGCTCGAAGTTGCCCTCTATTAACACTCGGCGCCAAGTTCAACGCCATCGCCGGGCCCAAACGTTTCACCGGCCCGTAAACCGTTTCAGTCGCGCTTTCCGATTGAATGACCGCATAATGCAAGTCTTTTAATCCGATAATAGCCACGATCATTTACCCCCTCGATTATTTTTCTTTTTTAAAGAATGATTTCTTGTTTTGTTGCTCTTCGTTCGAATCTTCCACGATATACCCTTGTTGAATCAAAAACTCAATCCTCTTTTTATCTTCGTGTTCGTACACCGAACCGATTGGATACAGTTTTCTGTTATCCGTTTTATCGCGAAATGGTTTAATTACTTTATAGGCCATCTCATTCGACCTCCTTCACATAACGAAAACGAAGAATTTTGCGGAACATTTTTTTCTCCTCAATGTATTCCGCTTCTTCGAAAACCCTCATGAAACCGGCGGCAATCATTCTCTCCTTCACCTGATCTACCAAACTGATAAAGTTCCCGGTTGAAAATACATCGACTTGAACCGTATAATCCGTTTGTTTTTCTTGATCATCTGCATGTAATGCAGGGATGTTCCATTCATTGAAAACGATATATTGGCTTGCGGTACCTGTATAAGTGATGTAGGAAACCGGTACGCCGATCGGGTCAAGGACGCTTTTGACGAAGTTATTGAAACTCATTTCATCCCCAACCCCTCCCGCAATACCTCGGCCATCTTGTCCAAAACGTCATCTTTGCTTTGTTCGTACGCAATGGATGCGAAAGGTCTTGGCGGGATGTATCGATCGGCCCAGGTATTCCAAAATCCGAATTCATGGAAATACAGATAGAATCCATCCGGCGTATTACCGACAAAAATTTCTCCGTTTTTCGGATTAGTTCGGTCGATGGATTTTTCTGCTGTTCCTGTACGTTTATGCAAACCATGCCGGTAAACTTCTTCACGCATCCGCTCTTTGAGTAAATCAGCACCAGCAATCAACGCTTTGTTTTTCAATTTCTCGATGTCTGCCCCGATCGCTTCCAATTCCTCAAGCAATTCGTCGATTCCTTCGAATTCGATCATTCATTCCACCGCCCTAACAATGACGGTCATGGTTTTGTTCAGTCCATCGTCATTTTCGATGGATACCAAATCATGCGCAATCCCTTTCCAAACCACTTGCAGATTTTTAGGCCGGACCGTATCATCCAGTTTTTTGTTATATCGAATCGTGAATTCCCGGTTATGCTCCGCATTAGTTTGTGCGGCTTCATAAAATGTCCGGCCACGCAATGTCTTGAGTTTTGCCCAAACCGTTACATAAGGAACGGGTTCCGTGATCGGGAACCCATCTTCGTCAGTACCGCCAGCCGGCTGTTGGAAGGTGATCCGGTGTCGGAATTCACCCGGATTCATGTCGTTTCACCTTCGCTTTCTTCTAGTTCTATTTGAAGTTTGATACTTTCAAGGGTGGACCTGATATATTCACTTGTTTGTCCAAAGACATTCTTTCCTACATGTTCCCGATTTTCATACCAATCAGAAATCAAAGTCAAACAATATAGGGTAGCCAATTCATTCCCATCCTGATATTCCTTCCCAGTCGCGTTCTTGAAATATTTTTTTGCCGCTGCGATCAACATCTGAATCAAAGTATCGTCATCATTTGAATCAACCCGAAGCCATTGTTTGACTTCCTCCAAATCATCTAAAGAAACTGTCATTTTTTCACCTTCGTTTCTTTAGACTTCACTTCCTCGACATAGCCGAATTTGACCAGTTTTTCCGCCAGCTTTTTATTCAATTCGGCTTCCTCGTCTTTTTTCAGGTTATAGCCAACGCCAACGCAATCGATCAATGCTTTGACTCTCACGTTATCCCTCCTTAACAAAGAAGAGGGGATAAACCCCTCTTATTAAGCAACAATAACTTCACCATAGACAAACGCTTCTTCATCACGGGTTTTGACTTCTTCACGCAAAATGGCCCGGAACAAAGAAACGTCCGTAAGGAAAGCGTCGGACGCTTCTTGGCTGACGCTGATTTGCACTTGTTGGCGGTCAAACAAAATGATCGCTTCTTTCAAATCGCCGATAATCATCGGAGCCTTTACGTTCGTTCCATCATCAACACTCGGCAAATCTTTGTTCGAAACTACAACCACATTCACACCAAACAATTGTTTTCCAGTTGGCGAAGAAATAGAAGGTTGCAACAAGTAATTACCCTCATTGTCTTTCAGCTTATCCAGCCAATTAAATCCATCTTGGTTGGTGACAATCACAGCGGTGTTTCGGAATGCCGGATCCAATTGGACGTTCAAAACATCTTTAATATCATCTGGCCCTGCAATCGCAGTTTTCGCTTTCTTACCAAGCTCGGCGAGAATCAATTTATTATCCGTGACCCTCGCTTCATCCCCGATCCAACGAATCAGGGTGTCGCGAATCGCTTGGTCACTATCGGCCAGCAATTCGTTCGTAACCTTGAAAAACCCGGCATATTTCTTTACTTGATAGGTAAGGTTTGTAAATTGCGGAGTCGCTTTCTCGGGAATGGGTCCACCTTCGGCCACTTCCACAAATCCGGTTTGTTGGGCCCGTTTCTTAAATACCCTAGAACCCGAAAGAGTCGTTACCGGCTCAACCGTTACCAAAGTACGCAAAGCATCTTTCGATTCGCGCAATTCGTTGATCGCGGTCTGGATATCTTGCGGAACCGTATATCCACCGTCTTCGTTCGAGCCTTCACTCATCGCATTACGGAATTTGGTCCGAACGTGATTAATAAATTCCTTCACTTCATCCTTTACTTCAGGCTTTGCCGGTTCCTGATCCATGATTTTTTCTTTTTCTTCATCAAACAGTTCCTTGGCAATGTCGAATTTTTCCTGAAGTGCAACGATCTCATCCTTCAAAGCCTTGGCTTCTTCGATTTTTCCTTCGTTCAAAAGTTTTCTCGCTTCCTCTTTTTTGTTTTGGATTTGTGCCAAAAGTTCACGTAATTCCTTATTCATCTTTGTTTCCTCCTTCGAATTTTAGATTTTTGGGTAATAAAAAAGGAACTAGATTAAATCCAGTTCCAAAAGAAGCTTTTCTTTTTCTTCTTCAACATTGGACTGATCCTTGATGTCTGGTTTATCTTCATCTGCTTTTTTCATCAATTCCGCCGCGCGCAAAATGGATTTATTTGCGCTATTTACAATGGCCAGGCGGTTAAAGGAAAAGTTTTGTATAGGATCCGTTTGCTGATTGGCGTCATCCTGATAGAGAATGCCATCTGCAAACCCTTCCCTGACCGCTACATTGGCGCTCATCCACGTTTCTTCGTCCATCATCTGCGATATTTTGTTCCTGGACCGTTTGGTTTTTGTGACATAGGCGTTAATGATGGATTCTTTCACTTCGTCAAGCACATCAGCAGCATGCCTCAAGTCTTTAGCTTCTCCAATAACACCTGTCAGTGGGTTATGGATCATCATTATACTAACAGGAGACATCAATATTTCATCCCCAGCCATGGCGATAACAGACGCAGCACTCATGGCCTTGCTATCGATTTTAACGGTGACTTTGCCTTGATGTTCTTTCAAGGCATTATAGATGCCGGCCGCCGCAAACACGCTTCCACCGTAGCTATCAATCCACACGGTGATGTCTTGATCTTTGTACTGATTGAGTTCCTCTTTGAAGGCGTTTGGTGAAGTCGACGGCATGCCGAACCATTCATACAACCAGGCTTCGTCATCGTCTACAATGTCGCCTTCGATTCGAAGCTCGACATTTTCTTGGCCATCCTCGCCTTTGTTCACAATAAAACGCCAAAATCGATTCATTCTCCATCACCTCCTTTTTGGTATTGTTGGCCTGCCATGGTGATGGGGATGTAATTCCCGTTCATATACAATTGATCTCCTCCTTCTGCTGCCGGCAGATCAAGGAAGCTTCTTGCTTCGTTGGGACTATAAATCGCATTATTTACACCCTTCGACAATGCTTCCATCTGCGACTTGATATCTGCCCGCAGAATGACGTTGACATTGAACTTGAAGAAATATCCTTGCTTGATCATTTCGCTGCTCAAAATCTTGTAAGTGATCTCTTCCTCATATTGCTTCAACGGATAAAGCAGCGTATCCACATAAAAAGCTAAGTTCTGCGCTTCAGCTGACGCATAACTTGACTTTTCATAATCGTTGATTTGGCTCGGTTTGATGCCAAATGCCGCGGCAATCTGCAATGCGGTATATTTTTTTAGCTCAAAAAACTGGCTATCTGTCAATTTAATGTCCAAAGGAACCAATTTCATCCCGAGCGGAACCGGGATAATCCTTCCTGCGTTTTTGGATCCATTCGCGAATTCTTCGAACCCTTGCCGCAGTCTTTCCCTAGCTTCTTTTTTCAGATCCCCCGTATACTCCAAAACCGCCTTGCCAGTCAGCCCCGACTTATAAAGATTGTTCATGAATTTTTGGCTTTCCAGCGCACCTTCGACCGTATGTTTGAGAATGTCTTTGATCGCCAGGCCAATGATGCCATCGAAGGTAACCGATGTTTTAAAATGCATCACATCATCGCTTGGAAAGACATATTGTTTTCCGGTTGTCGGGTCATTGTATCTGTACCACAGTTTGTTTTTGGTTCCAAAAATTCCGGCATCATCTATTATCACGGTCGTATATTGGCTTTGCATAATCCAGAGATCTTGCGGTTCAGCTCCCCTATAACGGATCCAAACGTATGCATTTCCATAATGGTTCCGGTTCATTTCCACCGTAGACCAAAAGACGGAGCTTGCCATATATGGATTGGGCCGGAGTTTCAAGATATTGTATAGATCTTCTTTGTCACTTTTGATAATGCCGCGATCTGTGTTCTGATACATCTTCAGCGGCAACTTACCGATACTTTCCGCCATGATTTTCATGCAAGCGAAATACGTTGCTTCGGAAAGTTTATCCTTCGGCGTTTCCGGATCTATTCCCAGCCACTCCAAAAGGGTTGGACTGTTTAAATCCACTTGGTTTTTGATGAGGCGTTTAAAAATCACATTGCCACCTCCCTCCTCATCTCTTCGCGATCAGGAACCCGACAGCTAATAAAATAAAGCCTAGTAAATAGTTCCCGATTACACAGCCAAATTTTTGGTAAGTCGTAAACAAAATCAAAACAATTCCGGATAAAACAAAAAAATCTTCCAACCAATTTTGGAAGAATGCTTTTGCTCTTTTTTTGAGAAAAATCGCTACTTTTTTCATTTCCTGCCGAGTCACCACCCCATCATTTCCAAATATTCTTCCGTGATTTCGTTGATATCAACATTCATTTCCTGCCTCATAGCCACTTTCCACGCATCGATTACCGCATCCACCGGGTCGATCCGTTTCTGTTGAAGATCCTTGTCGAGTTTGATCTCGCCAAAGGAATTTGAGACCGTCTTCGCATTTACAACAGACCAGGTTAAGAGTTGATTCCGTCTGTCATATTCCACGTTGCCAGCCTCTACTTCCAGGCGGAAGTCAACGGTAGCGTCATTCAGGTTCCGCGCGGATTGCGTGATCTCAATCGAATCAATGCCCAATTCCTCCAGATCCGCAAGAAAAGCCGAAGCGTTATGTGGGTCGTAGCATATGGCTTTTACATCGAGCTCGTACTCTTCGATCAACCTTTTCAGATGCGAAATGATGTATTTATAGTCTGTCTTAATCCCACCTAATGTTTCCGTGGTCGTTAGCAATCCTTCCCGGATCCAAATGTCATATGGCGCATTATCCGTCCTTATGTGTTCGGCGACCCGGTTTTTGGGTATGAAAGAATGTGAATACACATAGTACTTTCTTACCCCATCGACTTCGTACGGAAATACAAGCGCAAGGCTTGTCAAATCCCCGCCACTTGAAAGGTCTAAACCAGCCACACAAGACATTCCACGGAAATCTTCCAGGGTTTTGTCTGACTCACACCGTTTCCAATGCTGAGGTTGGATGTATTGGTTGTCCGTGAATTCAACCCAAATATTCAAATCCTTCGTCATGAAGTTTCTTAATTCTTCGCCGCCCATTTCTTTTGCTTTTCTCGCGTCTGCCCGAATATTTTCAAGCGTTTCCGGCGTCCAGAGCGGATTTGCCTTTTGCCACGTTCTTTCATCCCAAATGTCATCATCCTTGTCAGGCTGGCAAATGAATACAAAGTGGGTTTCGTCAGTAAATACTCCCTCTAAAACCCGTACCGAATAGTCGTAAAGTTCCTTGCATGGGCTGTTTAGATCGAATCCGGCGGTTGTAATCACGCTGATCAATGATTCTTTCAGTTTTTTTGTACCGTCGGAAAGAAGTTTGTACATTTGGTTTGTTTTGTGTTTGTGATATTCATCCACGCTGCCAAAGTATGGGCGGAACCCATCGATGCTGTCTGTATCCCTGCCAAGAGCTTTGATCACACCGTTTGTGAGGTTGCACTCAATTTCCGACTTCCAATCCCGGATAGTGAACAAACCTTTTTTGGTTTTTGTGCCACTCAATTCCGGATCGGCATTGATGAATTTATAGCACTCTTTCAGGACAATTTTCGCTTGCAGTTCTTTGGTCGCCACGGTGTAAATTTGCGGGTACATATAACCGTCAAAATTGCCATAATACAAAGACGGAACGGCGTTACCCAAGGACTTCCCGTTTTGCCTTGCCACCTGCATATAAGATGTGCGGAAACGTCGATAGCCGGTATCTTTATGGACCCATCCGTTCCAGTTACCGAAGACAAAACACTGGAACCCCCTTAATCGCAAAGGCCTCGGTTCTTCACCTTCAGCCAACGTCAACGATTCCGCAAAATCGATAATCCGATTAGCCTTTTCTAGATTCCAAACATAGGGGAATTCATTGGTCCCCTGCCGTTCCAAATCATCCAAATGCCGCTTGCAAGCCAAATATTCCAGCCGCCCGACTGCCCGATCGAGTTTTCCGTTGACGACATCCAGCGCATATTGTGTGACTCGGTCTTTCATCCCATGAATTTCTCCCATTTACTAGGCGGCTTTTCTTCTTCCTTCTTCGGAATGACCAGCTTGCAGCGGCTGGAAATCGTCAGGCCCAAGTCGTTGGCAGCCTGCCGGGCCATCTTGAAAATTTTTTCTTGCGAACGCAAAAGGTCCATGTATTTTTCATCAACTTCTTTGCATTTCAGCAACTCTTTCGTCACTTTTTGCCATTGATGTTCCGCGACAACGAAATGCGCCAATGCCTCGCAGTCCAAATTGCTCATGATGCCGATTTCTTTCAATTCGGCGGCAATCCGGTTGAATTCATCCTTCAATTTTTTCGGAAGGTAGGAAGGCGGCTCGATCGCATCGGATTTCGCTTTGACCTCCCGGGCTTTTCTTTCTTCGATTTCAGCCTTTGTAAGATGCTTTTTGCCCTTGTAAAGCACCAAATCGGTCGGTTGTCTAGGTCCTGCCATCCGTTTCACCTCCCGAAAATTTTTTCGTGGGGAATTTCCGCGGGAATTGGGGGGCCGCGCGGTCTCGAGGGCCTCGTCCCGAACTTTTCAGACGCCCCCTACCCGTACTTTTTCTTGTCTTCCGCCGTTTTCTTGTTGTGACATGATTGACAAAGCGATTGCAAGTTATCCAACGATAACCTTAATGACCAATCCACCGAAATGGGAATCCGGTGGTCAACGATAACCGCCTTGGTAATTCGTCTGTGCTTTAAACACTCCTGACAAAGAAAGTGATCACGAATCAAAGCTTGCTGTCTGACCTTATTCCATTCCCTGCTTTTATAAAAGGCTTCGGCTCTCTTATCCCTTCGATGTTCGTCATAAAGCCTATGTCTATCTTTTTTCTTTCCCAAACAAAAAGGGCAAGCACTTTTCCCAATCGGGATAGTCTTGCCGCAAGAACATAGTTTTAACATCGCCATTTTAATTCACCTATTTCAGAAATAGTAAGAGAATGTCCTGTTATTCATTTTTAGAAAACTTCAAAAGTCTTTCACTTGCTTTTTCGTCCTGAATAATTTTAAAATATTCGATTTGTTTCTGCTCAATCAGCATTTGATATTCAAGTTCTTTTTCAGCTGTTACTGGAATTCTGGAAGTAATAAATGCACTTACTAATTGCGTCAACGGTTCGCCAATCGCTTGTTTGAAATTAAACCCCAACAATTGAAGAATGTTAAATGTCTCTTTAGATAAAATCGGCTTAATTAATTTCATCGCTTCCTTCGCTTTTGCAGCATCATCGTTCTCTTCTTCTTCTAGTATCTTCTCCAATAAAGGAATTATACTTTCTGTAATATATTCAATATCTTCATCAGAAATTTTTTGCATAATTAACTTTTCTTCATAAGCATTAATAATATTAATCAATGAATTTTTATCTTCTACTAATTTATTTATTAATTCATTTAATCTTTCTATTATCTCATCTTTGTTTTCTAAAGCCCTTATTGCCTTTAGTTTGTCATAAATGTATGTTGCCCCATCTTTTATAATATCCTTTGCAGCCAAAGTAAGTTGAATATATTCTGGTGACATATGCATTATTAATCAAGCCTCCTTTTTGTTATTTTCTTTCATATTTCGACAAAAGGAGGCATTTTCCTGCAAAAGAAAAAGCACCGCGAAGGGTGCTTCGGTGCTTATAGGTCCCATTCATTAAGATCAAACTTCCTGCATTCTACTGGAGAATATTCGCTATTCATTTTTTCAATCAATTCCAAATAACTTCCATTTGCCTTTAGATATCGAAGAATTTTTATAGCAGTAGGTCTATCTATACTAACTTTAGACAGCTTATGCTCTATATCGTAGTATCCTTTAAAATCCTTTAATTTCTCCTCGTTAAAATAGTATTCGTCAAGTATATTGCACATATTTTTGAATTCTTCTCTTGATATAAACCCTATCCTTTCAATTTCTTCGTCAATTACATGTTCAAAACCATTCAGTAACCCATAAACTGTTGATTCTCCTACAGGACAAGCATTTGATTCCATTCGACGTTGGATTCGGTATATTTCTCCTAAAATTTTTCCAAATAAAATTTTGGTTTGTTTATCCATTTTCATCCCTCCCGTCTACTCACTTCGACAAAAGGAGGCATAATCCTTCAAACATAGTAAATTGCTTCCAGTTTTGTTTCGCTGTATTCTTGTATTTCAAAGCGCTTGTGCGAGGTTGTAAATCCCATAGAATCATGCCAGGAATCAACTTTATTCCCGGTAGGCATCCTTCGGATTACCACACCACCTTCGTCATTGACGGTCTGAACCACTTCCTCTTTATGTTCATGGCCAACATAAATCGTCCTGGTTGTTGCTCGTGACCACTCCAAAGGAAATTCAGTCGAAAAATTTTCCGATAACCGGATTGCTTTCTTTTTGTCGGAATGGTTCATGCCAACGAAGTTTTTACCGAGCATATGGACCTTTCGTTCTTTGAATCGTGTGTCAAAAACCGCTTGATCGCTATATCGCTTTTCTAATGCCTTGACAAAGGCCCATCCGGCAAACTCGTCATGATTTCCGATGGAATAAAACACATGCACCTGTTCACTGTTTTCGATGGCCGCCTCAATAAGCGGCGCATAGAATTTCCAGGCGTCCTCAAAGGCTTTTTCCATGTCTACACGCTCAATATCCCGGCCGCTAGCCGTATGGCCTTGAAAATCATTGTTGTGAAACAAATCTTGCCCAATAATGAAAAGAACATCTTTTCTCGGTTTTTCTAAAAAGTGTAGGATTCTCGCCTGTGTAGGCTTATAATACTCATAGTCACTTATGCCAAAGTGCATGTCGAAAAGCGGGATGTTCAGGTAAGGCGCTTCTTCATCCTGCTTCGACTTGGCCTTTGGTATTTTTATTTTTGGCAATCTATCTATGATTCTCTCAAGGACATATTCATCAAATGCCTGTTTCTTTGGCTTGACTGTAATTTTTGAAGAATAAAGGACCTGTATTCCATCTTGTTTCGAGTAAACGTTCCAGATGTTGCTTCTTGCTGATATCAATTCCCATTCGTTTTTATCGTAGCCATGGGCCTGAAGCAGATACTCCGGATCCTTAGCCTGTTCAGCTGTCATGCGAAGCAATTTATCCGATTTGTGGCTCCCATCTGGTAGGATTTCAACCGTTTCTTTATATTCAATTGGCCATTCCTTTTCAGGATACATTCGAAATCTCGCCCGACATTGCTCCGCGCGAAATCTTTTCCCGAATTTTTGTGTCATCAATTGGGCTATATATTTCCACTTGGTTCCGTATTTTTTCACGAGATCCAGAAGATATTCATGTTCTTCATTGGTCCAACTTGCCACTTTTTCACCGCCTTTGCGGATACAACAATATAAAAGCCATCCAGAACCCACGCATTCGTAGTCCCTGGATGGCTTGGAGGGGCCTACTACCTGATCTGGCCCAGGTTCGGTCCCAATACTAAGGAGGAATATTCTGGCAACCGGGTTCATCGCCGCCCCGGTCCTACCTCAAATTCTAGCTTGCTGTTTTTCTCTTTTTCAAATCGTGCAAAAAGTGGCAGTTTTGGCAGATTTGACACAGCATCTTATCTTTTATTTCTCTAACTTTTTCCCGATTCATACCTAAATGTGCTGCGATCGCTCTGTAGCTCATACCATCCATCATACAGTCAAGGATTACTAATTGTATATCATCGCTTAGGTAGTCGGGGATTTTTTCGATTGCTTTCACTTTGGCTTCAAGATACTTCAAACGTTTGTATTGTCTCTCTTCTCTTGCGTCCATAGCTTCTAATTCTGCGTAACTCTTTAAAGGACTTCCTTTGGGCAAAGTTGCCTCTATTCCATATTGTGCAACCCCTACACTTCTTGATGGGAAAAGGGAACCTCCAAATAATCTTCGATATAATCGATACACTTCGCTTTTCATCCAATGGTAATCATAGATGAGGTCCTCTACCTCTTTTTTGTTCATTACCTAATCACCTTCCGAACCATAAAGCGAGGTTTATTGTTGATATTTTGACTTGGTCTGCGGGTATCTTTTGGTACAATCCATTTACTCCTCAGCCGCTGAATTTCATCTTGGTATGATGTTTCCTCTATAACATCTTCTAACTTCAACATTTCAGAATAAGTTTTAACCATGTTGCTGAAAGCTTTTTCTAATTCTCCCGCAAGTTCTCTAAAGGCTTCTTTAACGTTTTTCCGCGCTTTCACTAATTCAACTATTTCATTTTGAGTCATCATTTTTACCCCCTAATCGCTTTTCTACGGTTCTTCTTTCAGCACTCCAACCAAAAACCTTAGGACAAGAATAAAACGGACAGAACGAGCGATTCTGAAGCCAAATGCACGTATTACAATGTTGCTCACGCCACTTTTGTTTTACTTTTTGTTTATTTCTCATAAATTGAACCCCCTTATACGAGAAAAGGACACCAATCCCGCTTATGCGGTGATCAGTGCCCCGGTTGTTCCGGTAGCATATTTTCATCTAATCGCGATATAATTTATTTCAATTTCTGACCACAATGCCTACAATAATAATCGTTTTTAGCTACATTTTGGTGACAACTCGGACAAAAATAATATTTTCTTCCTTTACTCTGCCAAAAGATAGCGCTTTTTGTGTCTGTTAGATTATTTCCTTTTGTCACAAGTGCTTTAACTGGTTCAATTCTAAATTGATTATGTTCCCAATCAAACCCTAAGTACGCTGTTCTCACAGCGATCGAAGCTCTCGGGCCCATTGACATTTCAGACAACGTAATTAACACTTGGACATTTTCTGGCTTTTCAAAGCGTAAATTTTCGATGGTTGAATCAACTATCATTTTTAATTCTTTTAAATTCATCAAATCACCCCTTCCTTTACGTCAATGATAACTGTACGAATCACTTCTTCGTATAACTCACTTCGTAAAATATCGGTTTTCCGTTCTGCCAAGTGATGATCTGTTTTCCGAAACCTACACCTGGCTTATCCACTTTCTCGATTCGCCCATCTATGACACGATATACAGCATTCTCCAAAAGCGAAATCTCTGCTATCATTTTTTCTGTATCGACTTTCACATCGGACCCCTCCCATGTTAAAATGGAGATAGAACATATGTTTCGCCGGGAGTGGGCCCGGATTTTTTTATTTTTAGTAGTCTCCTACAACCCAATAGTGACATTCCTCGCAATAATCAATCTGTAGCCCTCGATCGCCTCCATTGTCCCAGTCTTCGATTGGAACGTCAGTGATCTCAGCTGTACTAATCCGATAAGTTGAAATACGTGATTCTTTGTATTCGTCACCGGGATGATGGCAATACTCGCAATATGTTTTCCATGTACTAGAAAAATGTTTGTCCCAATCAATTTTGTCCAAGTTTTGGAACAACCACTTCAGTTCCTTTTCAGTTGGCTCTTCATAAGTGTAAGCAAATGCACCTCTAAAATTTTTGATTTTTAATTTCATTCAGGTTTTCTTCCTCCTTTTTCACCATTTCATTGAATTCCTCTATTGCAATTATTTCAACCTCTATCCTGGGCGACTCACTATAAAACTTCGAAACTTGAAGATCCACTACCTGACTGTCGTCTTTCCATATCACCGATTTCAGAGCGTCTTTGATTCCCTTCACGTAATTGTCAACATCCGGCTTTGTAGTTGGCCGAATTTCGCCTTTCTCGGCTTTCTCCTTTTTCTTCTTTGAGAAACTTTTCAAAATTGGCCTGTATACGTGAATTTTCATCTTCAATGGCCCTGTCAAAAGTTCTTTCGGACGGTGCTGGCTTGCTACCAACCGGACGTATTGTTTATACTCCCTCGATTTTCGAGGGTCATAGAGCCTGACATGCCCATTTATAGTGGATGCCCTTGGTCGCCCCTGCGCCACCGGCTCACCCCAAACCGTAAACCTAATCATCGTTTCACTTCCTTAACCACTAGTGCTGCATATCCCCTGTCATATTCATGGATCTCACCAATTTGTTTCCAGTCACGGCTTAAATATCTCTCATTAAGTTTTCGTAAGGTGTTGAATTTGCTTGCTCCGCGCACAATCTCGTAAACTTTGTTGTCACGGATC